CTCCACGACATTTCCTCATGGCAATTTGCTCTCAAGTATTTCAAAAGTATAAAATAATTGAACACTTTATATGTATTAGGACACGTTTGTAATGCTGACACAGACGCTAGAGACTCAAATTCTGATGGTTCTTACATAATTAAACGTAGCAGTATTATATAATGGCCACTTTTGATCCTCTCCCTCAATGGTTAGAAAATATTTAATGAATATATTCCTACTCACAAATAGCTAGAACGTTTGGCCCTTAAATATGGCTTCTAGCTCAGTATACACACTACTAATTTATATACCCATATGTCTTATGCTACTCTTATTTTCTCAAAAACTTCAGGCTCACCTTTTAGTAGAGGACAAAACTTAATGACAAACAATTATGGGGGTATAACTTACTCTAGGACCGATGGGATGGCTCAACGAAATGCTACTTCCACAGATAGAATCTTGACGAATAGTCTCAAAAACGTTAGCAAATAAATCGCCATGACTGCAGGAATGCCGTGTTTTAAGCCATCAAAGAAATAGTTGTCTGTATAATATCTCACTATATCGCCTTAATACAACGCAATTTAAAAATTCACTCGAATCTTTATTGGCTACGTAAAACACTTTGATCGTTATATAGAGAATAAAGCAAAAAATTATGCAAGGCGTTTTCTATAACGGCATCAAGAATTTATTCCTTAGTTCCTCAGATAAGGCGTCTTCTAATTCTTGACTTAATATCCTTAGATTGACCCTCACTTTTTCCTAGATACTCATGACTAAATGGTCCCAATTCTGCTTAATTACTTAATACCCCTCAAATATCTCGGAGCTATCAAGTTGCTTAATATAATTAACAAGAAGAGTTATATAAAAGCTATAGGAGACTAATAGGTCCTCAATACCAATCGTTGCTGGCGGAAATATTAGTATATGACTGATCTTAAAGACACTGTCTGGACCAATAATCACAATGGGTTGCCTAACATCTTTGACCCTGTCACTGGTATAGTTCATGCTGTATTCTATGGTTAATAAGGTTCCGTTTTAGATCCCCCACCTTTAGATTCTGAAATTCGTGGTCTCGTCAAGCGTAAATATTAACGTTATCATCCTTACTAGATAGTCCCTCTCTAAATATAATAAAAAACTCCTACTCCATTGCCTCTTTAGTTTAATGGTCAGCTTTTACTTTCCCAAAGCGGCGATTCATTCCACGGCTGTTATCAGAAATATTATTAATTATTTACAAATGGATGGAACAAAACAGTTATGCCTAATTGTATCATAAAACTAGGCCCTAACACTTGGAAGTTACCAAAGTTTCCTTCTCCTCACGATTTCGCAGCTTATTGTGGTTGCAGTATTAAGAAATAACCTCTTCTCAAAGTCATTGATGTTGTGAATCGTAGATAATTAAAGCAGTGTTTCATGTAGTAGTGCCCCTTCAACCTTGCTTATGCTTTAATCGCACGGCAATGTGGTGCTAGAGTAAATCCAGACAAATAAATGTTGTAGAAATTTGAGAAATTTGTACGTTTGTTTACAGCAAATCTTATTACATAAATGAAACGAGATCACTTCCAAATCACTTTTTCAGCCTAACAGATTTAATAATACCTCTAGCATGTACGCTAAACAGACACATTCAAAGCTAAGTAATACAGGGCGGCGTTTTTCCAACCTTTAACGTAAAAATAAATGTTCAAAATGTTCGTAAAAACTGGTTAAGCCCATACTGTCGTTATAGATCTAGTTTCAGGAAAAACAACAAAAAATAGTATTAAGCCAAGGCTGATTTGCTGTCCTAATTTCACGATCAGAGCTAGGATCGGACTCATTTCTTATTTTATTCTAAAATACATGAAAAACAAGTACCCTTAATTTTTCCTCGCAAAATCTCCGTAATAACTTTAGTAGTCATTCGACAAATCCTTTTCTTAAAAGCCTTTTACTTACTAGAGTGACTTTTCAACTTATGATGCTACAAACAGTATTCTATTGCGGTAGGTTGTTGATAGGTATATCACGAACATCATGATGGATTAGAAACTCATATATTTCGACACAGTATCTCCTGAAAATGATAAACTTTATTTAGCGAATACCTCAGTATCATTTTATGCCTCTAACTTGCAGTCTTCTTTTAAAGGTTCTTTGATTGGCACGACATTTAGCGGGCTATGCATAGCTACTACATTGATGGGTACAATGCGT